CACTTACATTAGCGCCTGCTACATTATTTGCTATGTTAGCAAATTGTACTTGGCCGCTAACATTAGCGCCTGCTACATTATTTGCTACATTAGCGAATGCAACTTCTCCTATTACATTTGCACCACTTACATTATTGGCTGTGTTAGCAATGTTAGCAAACTGTGCTGTTACATTTGTTAAGTTAGAGCCATCACCAACAAAATAATTTGCTGTAATAATGTTAGCAGACAAATTCCCTAAAATATTTGCTGTATTAGCACTGATGTTATTTGTTATCGCTAGGCTATTAACGGATAATAAGTTAGAAATTTTATTAAATGTAAAACCTGCGGCTCCATTAAACTCGCCGGCATCATTAAACTGTACTTGTGTATTAGCACCACCAGGCACACCATTACCACCGCCACCGCCGCCCGGTGCCCATGTTAGATTGCCTGCACCGTCTGTTTGTAAATAGTAACCGTTTATACCACCAAATATATGTACGTTTGATATATTACCTAGTGACACATTACCAGAATTATTAGCATTTAGACCACCTGATACTGTTAGTTTTGTACCAGTAGATACTATTGTGTTTCCTAAAGTTGTGTTACCAGTTAATATTGCAGTGCCTGTTACATTTAATCCAGTAGTACCTATAGTACCTATTGTTGTAATATTTCCAGCAGTAAATGTTCCTGCAACATTTGCATTGCCTGAAACTTGCAATGATGTTAATGTACCGACACTTGTGATATTTGGCTGACTACTATTTCTTACTGTTTCTGCTGTTTCAGCAGTTAAGTTTGCTACAGTAGTAGTTGAATTTACTATTAATGGGGGACTGCCAGTTGTAACATTTGATTTAAATGCCTGAGCATTAACCATGCCAGTAATATTAGCATTGCCTGCTAATGATAATGTATTTGATGATTTATTGAAATTAAATCCACTAACGCCACCAAGTACACCGCCGTCATTAAATTGAATACTATTATTTGGGCCACCGGGATTAGTATTACCCCCGCCATTACTTTGAGCAATCCAATTTAAATTACCTGTGCCGTCTGTGCTTAACACATAACCGCTAGTACCGCCAGTAATTTTAATGTTAGATACTTGACCTAAATCTGTATTACCTAATACAGTTAGTGAAGTTAAGTTGCCTAAAGTTGTAATATTTGGTTGACTGCTTGTAGTTAATGAACCTATTAGTAATGCAGCCTGAACATAATTTCCTGCATTTAAATTGCCGGTTATAGTTATGTTACTGGCTGCGCCATTACCAATAATACTACCATTAAATCTAATATTGCCATTACTATTAGCAACACTTGTATCAACATTTAGGTAACCAATTGTTCCTATTTGATTAATATTCGGTTGTGCATTAGTAGTCAATGTACCTGATAAGAAATTAGCCTGTACTAAATTACCACCAGAGACATTTGCTGCACTAAGATTACCAATTACTGTTAAAGATATTAAATTTCCAACAGTTGTAATATTTGGTTGCGCACCTGTAGTTAATGTACCACTTAGTAAATTACCTTTAATAGTTCCTGCATTAGCATAAATGTTAGCATTGGTAATTATATTACCTGTAGTTGTAAAGTTGTTATCAACAGTTAAGTTTGAAACAGTAGCATTACCATTAACAGTTAATGAAGTTAATGTACCGACACTTGTAATATTTGGTTGACTGCCATTGCGTACTGTAGCGGCTGTTTCAACTGCTAAGTTTGCTACAGGTGTTGTTGAATTGACAATAAATGGTGCCGTTCCTGTAGCAACAACAGATGTAAATCTATTTGCTGTTGTTACGCCTGTAATATTTGCATTACCTACTAATGTTAGTTGATTTGATACATCGTTAAATGTTAGTTGCGGGCTACCACCAAAATTACCATTGTTATTAAATTGAATTTGTGTGTTGCTGCCTCCGGGCACGCCGTTACCGCCGCCACCATTACTTTGAGCAATCCAATTTAAATTACCTGTGCCATCAGTACTTAATACATATCCGTTAGTACCGCCTGTAATTTTTATATTTGCAACATTACCTAAATTTGCAACACCTGATACTTGTAGACCTGTCAATACGCCTAAACTTGTAATATTTGGTTGTGCTGATGTTGTTAATAAACCTATTAGATTTTCTGCTGCTACGAAATTAGCCGCATTTAAGTTACCAGTAATATTGATATTACTACCTACACCTATACCACTTATACTACCATTGAATGTTATATTTCCATTAGAATTTGGTATAGCAGTATCTACGTTTAACCATCCAATATTACCTAAATAGTTTATATTAGCCTGAGCGTTAGTTGTAAGTGTGCCTGAAATAAAGTTTGCGGTTAATAAGTTACCTGCATTAACATTACCAGCAACTACATTACCTGTTACAGATAGATTTCCTAAAGTACCAACTTGAGTAATATTTGGTTGTGCACCTGTTGTCAATGTACCTGTTAGTAAATTGCCTTTTACAATACCGTTATTAGCAAACACGTTTAATGGTGTTACTAAATTTCCATTTGTTGTAAATGTATTATTTGCTGTAAAATTATTAGTTACTATATTACCAGCAACATTTAGATTACCTAAAGTGCCTACACTTGTAATATTTGGCTGTGCTGCATTGCGTACTGTACCAGCAGTTTCTACTGCTAAGTTAGCAACCGGAGTTGTTGAATTGACAATAAATGGTGCTGTGCCTGTACTTACATTTGAGGTAAGAACAGTAACGTTAACATAACCTGTAATTGTTGCATTACCACCAACGTATAGATAATTTGAAGTATTATTCCAACTTAATTTTGAACTACCTGCAAAACTGCCGTCTTGGTTATATTGTATTTGTGTTGTTGCGCCACCGGGAGTGCCGTTACCGTTACCACCTGTTTGTGCTGTCCAACTTAAGTTACCGGTGCCATCAGTTTGTAATACGTAGCCATTAGTGCCGCCAGTAATTTTTACATTTGTCACACTACCTAAATTTGCTGTGCCAGTAACTGCTAATGAACTTAATGTACCTAAACTTGTAATGTTTGGTTGATAACTATCAATTACCGTATTTGCTACGTTTGCTTCTAATACAGTAATGTTATAAGGTCCTGCTAATCTTGCGCTAGAAATAATTCCGCTAGTAATGTTTGATGCGTTTATATTTGTAATACCAACGCCGTTACCGTAAAATGCGCCGTTGCTTGATGTTACAACGTTATTAGCATTTAAGTTACCGGCAAGGACGTTGCCTGTTACATTTATATGTGTAAGTGTACCGAGACTTGTAATATTTGGCTGTGCATTTGATGTTACTGTGCCTGCTGTTGTTGCAGATGTTGCAGTTGTTGCATTTGTTGCGGTTCCTGCATTTGCTGCGTAATTTGCATTTGCTACTGTGCCAACAATATTACCAGCTGGTATGTTTGTTAAACCGTTTGCGTTACCAGTAAAGACACCTGTATTTGATGTAATGTTTACAGCAGTTAGTGTGCCGTTTACACTTAAACCGGTTAATGTGCCTACACTTGTAATATTTGGTTGAGCATTTGTTGTCACTGCGGATGCTGTGTTGGCTGCTGTAACAGAAATATTATATGAGCCACTTAATCTTGCGTTTGATAATGTACCTGTTGTAATGTTACTTGCATTGATTTTATCTAATCCGGCAGCATTACCAAAAAATGCACCATTACTTGAAAGAACAACATTGTTTGCATTTAAATTACCAGCAAGTACATTGCCTGTAACATTTAAATTAGTTAATGTGCCGACACTATTAATGTTTGGTTGTGCGTTAGTTGTAACGGTACCTGCTGTTGTTGCAGATATTGCCGATGTTGCGGAAGTTGCATTACCTGCATATGCTGAATAATTTGCATTTGCTACAACTCCAGTTACATTGGAGCCTGGAACATTAGTTAATCCATTACCATTGCCGCTTATGACGCCGGTATTTGCTGTAATATTAACAGCAGTTAATGTGCCATTTATATCTAAACCTGTTAATGTACCTAAACTTGTTACATTTGGTTGACTTGCTGTTGTTAATGTTCCTGCAATGTAATTTGCTGTTAATGTATTGCCTGCGCTAATATTTCCAGCACTAGCATTACCACTTACTACTAATGTAGTTAATGTGCCGACACTAGTAATGTTTGGTTGTGCGTTTGTTCTAACTGTGCCTGCTGTTGCTACTCCTAAATTTGCAACTGGAGTAGTTGAGTCAACTATAAATGGAGCAGTGCCAGTAGCAACAGTTGATTTAAAAGTAGATGCGGTGACATTAGTTAAGAAATTACCGCTACCGCCAACGCTTAAAGTTTTAGTATTATCGTTATATGTAAAACTTGCACTACCTGCAAACAATCCATTATCATTATATTGTATTTGTGTATTGCTGCCGCCCGGTGTACCATTACCTCCACCATTACTTTGAGCAATCCAACTTAAGTTACCGGTGCCGTCAGTTGCTAGCACATAACCATTATTGCCACCTGTTATAGTAATGTTACTAACATTACCTAAATTAGTTAATCCTGTAACTGTGAGTGCTGTTAAATTACCTAAAGTTGTGATATTAGGTTGTGATGAAGTTGTAATATTACCAATCAATAAATTTGCCTGTACAAAATTACCCGCATTTACATTACCGGTAATAGTTATATTACTTCCTACACCTGTGCCTGATAAACTTCCTGTAAATGATATGTTACCGTTCCCGCCCGGTACGTTTGAGTTTACATTTAATGAGGCTAAATTACCAACATAATTAATGTTTGGCTGTGAACTGCTTGTTAATGTGCCGGCTACAAAGTTTGCTGTTAATAAATTACCTGCGTTAACATTGCCAGATGTAATATTACCTGCTACATTTAATGAATTAAGAGTACCGACATTAGTAATATTTGGTTGGTTAGCAGAAATAACTCCTAAAGTACCAATTAATATATTTGCTCTTACTGTTCCACTATTTGCATAAACATTACCTGATGTGATATTACTTCCAACAGTTAATGAAGTTAATGTGCCTAAACTTGTAATGTTTGGTTGTGCTGCTGTGTATACAGTGCCGGCTACTAATGCGTTTGCTACTTGACCTACAACATTTGATCCGGCTACGCTATTAGCAGTGTTGGCTATGTTTGCAGTTTCAGTCCAGTTGGTATAATTTGCATAATTTGCAACAGCAGCCGAGTTAGAAACATTTGCTGTATTGGCAAAAGTTGCTACGTTGGCAATTAATGCATTGTTTGCAACACCATATAAATTACCTATAAAATAGTTACCAGTTGTGCTATTACCTAATGTAGTGTTGCCACTTACAGTAAGTGAAGTTAGTGTGCCGAGACTGGTAATATTTGGTTGTGCAGGTAATGTAACATTACGTGCTAAATTAGCTAAGCCAAACAAATTACCAATGAAGTAATTTGATATAACTTGATTACCTAATGTTGTATTTCCAACAACTGTTAAACTTGTTAAGTTACCTACACTAGTAATATTTGGTTGAGTACTTGTATAGACAGTACCGGCTACCAATGCGTTTGCTACTTGCCCACTTACGTTTGCACCTGCAACATTATTAGCAACGTTAGCAAACCCAACCTGACCTGTAACATTAGCACCTGCTACGCTATTTGCTACTGCTGCAAAATTAACTTGACCGGTAACATTTGCGCCGGCAACACTATTTGCTACAGCAGCAGTTGCTGCCTCAACATTTGAGATATTTGAACCATCACCGTGTAGGTAGTTTGCTAGTACAACATTAGCAGTAACATCCCAATTAGTTACAATATAATTTGCTGTGATATTGCTTGTATTTAGGTTACCGGTAGTTAATAAGTTAGTAACTTGGTTATATGTAAATCCCGCATCACCTGCAAAATTTCCTGCATTATTATATTGAACTTGCGTGTTGCTACCACCAGGACTGCCGTTTCCACCGCTGCCGCCGTTACCTGCAGGGGCCCAGGTTAGATTACCCGCGCCGTCTGTTTGTAAGAAGTATCCGTTAATACCGCCTAAAATAATTACGTTTGCTACGTTACCTAAATTAGCACTTGAACCTACTTGTAATTTAGATACTGTTAAAAGGCTTGTTGAACTATTGAATGTAAATGCTGAACTTGCGCCCAATAATCCATTATTATTATATTGAACTTGTGTGTTACTTCCGCTGGCGCCGATGCTTAATGGATCTCCATTAGCATATAGGTAAGAGTTGGCAAATATTCTATTGGCGGTGATGTTACTGCTAGGTGCATTAACATTAGTAACAATATTACCGTTTGCATTAATAACTAATTCTGGCGGTATGCCTACACTAAATCCACCAGGCGAGTTAAAAGGATCGGAAGTTGACATCTAAACAAGTCCTCTAATCTAATATTTATCAAATTATTTTTAATAAAGGTATAGAAAAAAGATCAAACAAGAACTTTTTTCTAAATATGTTTATGCTTACTAAGCAAAAATCAAGACCTCTTTGTTTAAGTTGCAAGATAGTTCCTGCTAAACCAAACGGCATTAGCAAGTTAGGTTTTAAAAAATGGCACAAATATTGCGTTGATTGTAGTAAAATATTGTATAGTGAGAAGCACAAATATCTACAACACCGTCAAATGAAATGTGAGTTTTGTGGATTTAAAGCGCAAGACAAATGCCAAATTGATGTTGTGTTTAAAGACGGAAACAAAAAGAATAACCGTGAAAGCAATCTAAAAACATTATGTGCCAACTGTAGCAGACTATATCAAAAACGATTAAAGAAGGGTCGTAAGTCTGTTATGAATATAACCGTAGACGCTGACATTTCTATATCATAAAAAGAAAGGGCGCACAAGGCGCCCGATCTTTTTGAACAAACAATCCAACTATTATTGGAAAGTCAAGTTCTGTACAGCGATCTCACCAACGTAGTCTGCTGCGTTGCCGAAGCTGCTTGCAGTGTTAGTTAATTCGATATAGCCATAACGTGTCATGAATGACACGACTGGTTCGAATGTTGATGGATCTAGAACAACGCCACTGCTCATTAATGGAATATATGGGCAGTAGAATGCTGCTGCGTCAGTCTCACTTGAACCCTTATAACCGACTAGAACAGCCTGTGTATCTGGGGCATATGAGTCAACGAATACGCGCATTGCACCGTTCAATGTACCAACGAACTTAGTGTTAGTTGGTGCTTCAAATGTGCCTTCAGTTGTTCTTGCGAATGCTGAAGTTGTTGCTGATTGTAGAACAGTTAACGAAGCTGATGAAACAACAGCCCAGTTACCTGCACCACGACGAGTGCGCTGTGCAATCAAGTTTGCAACGCGATTGATTAGAACTGCTAATGCAGCATGTTCGTCACCAACGTATGTTGCTGTACCTGATACAGTTGCTTGGTTGTATGTGAACTCAGTTGAAGCAAGAGTACGTAGTGACAACAAGATTTCTTGATCGATTTCAGCAGTAATTTCTTGGGCAAGTGCTGCCATGATTTCTGCTTCAACGTCAATACCGTGTTGTGACTGTGCATCTTGTGCTGCTTCAAATGTCCAACGTGCTTGCAACTTACGTGACTTGGCTTCAACAGCCTGACGTAGAATCTGCACGCTGATCTGCTTACCACCATTACCTTCTAGTGATGCTGTGTCAGCACCAGTGTAGTAGTTAGTTGATGTAGCAGCTAGAGTTGTGCGTGAGTAAGCCTGAGCAATTTTGAATGGGCTCAATGCTTCTTCACCAGCAGTTACGCTAGTTGCTGCTGCTGAGTTATCAGTTAATGAGTTGGCATAACGAACACGTAGTGTGTGAATTTGACCAACTGGACCAGTCATTGGTTGAACGCCAACTAGTTCGTTAGCGATGACAGTTGGCATAACACGACGGATTACTGGAAGAATAACGCGATTTAGTGTTGCGATATTACCTGCAGTAGTTGTACCTGCTGTGCTTTCTGACAATAATGACTTGCGAGTGTTTTCTAATACAACACCCATTGTTGAGCGGCGAGTTCCTTTCAAGCCTTCTAGTAGGGCTTCCTTGGTCTCGTCCCAACGGCTTTCTAAGAGTACTTTTGACATTTTCATTATCTCCTAATTATGTCTTACTTAAGCCCTGCCAGACGCTTGAAATCAATCAAGTTGTTTTCAACAACTGGATCTTTCTCAACTTCTTTTTTGGCAGTTTCTTTATCACCAGTCACTTCTTTAATTACACTTTCAGTTAGGGCTGTTTTAGCGCCAGCCTTTGAACCTGCTGTGTTTAGAACTGCTGGTAAATACTTATCAAAAGCGGCCTGCAATTTTGGTGTTTGGACGCTTTCTAGTAAAGCCTTCATTATTTCGGCTTTTTCTTTGTTTAAAGGAGATAGAAGTTTATCCATTTCCTTTTCACGCTGAGTTGATTCCTTAATAATGCGGACTTCACGATCTTTTGATTCGGCTAGTGCTACAGCCTGCTGTGCAACTTTTGCCGTTTCAGCCAATGCCTTTTCTTTTTCTGCAATTGCTTGCATTAACTTGCGGGCTTCAGCCTTATCGTTTAGATAAGTTACTGAATACTCACTAGCAAATGCTTCAAACAATTTGCGTCCAAAGTTATTTTCACGGGCTGCTTTTATATCTTCCTTCAATTGTGATAGTTCCCCTGTAAGATGTGATGCAATTGCAGTTTTTACACGGCTTGCACTTTCAGCAATAAACTTTTGTTTTAATGCTTCAAGTTTTTCACGACCTTCAGCAACCAACTTGACACGAGCCTCAACAACTGCTTGCTTGTCTTGTGTAAATTCTTTGATCTCTTTTGCAAGAGCGTGAACTACAAACTTTTCTAGCTTTTGTTGATTTTCCATGTACACTTTACGATCATTACGCAACTCACGAATTTCTTCTGCTAGTTTTGTAACAAGGAAATTATTAAATTTACTTGCTTGTTCTTGTAATTGTACTTTGGCTTTAACTCTATCTTCATTGAATGCCTTTCTTTCTTCATGAAATTCTGCAATTTCAGTTGAAAGACTTTCGGTCATCATCTTATCTAGGGCTTCTACCATAACAGTACGATCATGTTCGTAACGTTGTGCAAATTCTTCACGTAGTTCTGCACGTACTTGATCGCGGGCTTCTGTCAACTTACCTTCCCAAACTTTTGAAATTTCGTTTGAGACATCTTCATTGATTAGACCACTTTCTAGTAATGGTTTGATAGCATCTAACATGCTTTTATCCCCTATTATTTGATTTTCAATTCCTTGATGAGGCGTTTTACTTCCTCTCCCAAGTAATTTTGTACCTTTTTGTTGCCCCTTGCGTCCCTAGCGATTTCTAAAACTTTATGACCATGCTTCATATTCATGAGGCTTTCGTATATTGCTTTAGGATATGCGTTAGGGGCACTTGGTTGTGCAACGATATCAACAGTGATTATTTCAAAATCACTTACCTTGCCGTCCATGTCGCTTACATTACCTGATCCACGACTTGAAACGCCTAGTTTTACACCACTCTCCAACATTGTTTTTACTAATTGACCCATTGGAGTTGGTAGAATCTTTAGTTTACCGAAACCGTTCGCGCCATCCATCCACATGCTTGTGATCATATGGCTTACACGGTCTAGATTAATCTTAAGGTCATCTGGGTGATCTACTTCACCTAATACACTGTAACCTTCTTGAATTTGTTTGTTTAACGTATTGACTGCTGTTTCAATTTCAGATACGGGATAAACACGCTCATTTGCGTTCTTTACCCCGCCCTGAATAAAGATACCCTTCATATAGAGAGTCTTTAATTCGCTGCCCTGTTCGTTAACAGATTCAACGATCATGTTTGCTCTATCAAACGTTAAATGTTCCCTTAGATACAAAGCCATTGTTCTCCAGGTTGCCCTTATTAGCCTTTAGCCACTGGGCTCTTGTTATTAACGCCTGATGCCTGTGATGTTACTGGCTTAGGTGCTGATTCGCCCTTTTCTTTAAAATTATCTTTTCCTGGAACATTCTTAAAATTGTTTGCTCCTGGTAGATCTTTTTCACCCTTTGCGTATGCATTGCTTGGGCCTTTTGGACCAGTTGGTACAGACTCACTATCGCCTGAGAATTTTACAGGCTTGCTGTCCATTCCTTTAGCACCTGAGTTTGCAGGTACTGGGCTTTTCTTGTCTGCGCCGTCATCACCCATTTTGCCGTAAGTGTTGTATGTCTTGCCGCCTACTTGCTTTAAGTTTACGGCTTCGGCAACAACTTCTTCTGCATCTTCTTCACCGGCTACAACTTCTTCACCGGATGAATCGCCACCCATTAATGACTCAAATTCAGCCATTAAATCTTCTAACTTGTCTTTAATATCGCCAAGTTCGTTCTTTTCTACAGATACTTCTTCACCTTCGCCGGCTTCCATGTCCATATCCATGTCCATGTCG